CTGAATACCAAGTGTCTCTAGTGGTAGTCAGGAACGCTCTGACCTCATCACGCTCGAGCGCAACAGCGACGGGAGCAGAGAGCGTCAGCGTTCTCCTGTCTGTGGCGATTGAGGTTACGCTCACATCTGATCTCTGTTGAGTCAGCACACTTGAGAAGGGTGTGCTGAAGTCAACGGTCAAAGTGGCGTTGCCTGTGTATGGTGATCTGGGATTCCAAATGAAGTGAATCACTTGACCAGTGGGTGTCTTCCTCATCGCTTGCCCCCTTGGTTGGCCTTCCTGATATCTGCCGACTTCGCGACATCGAGCCCAGCCGAGTCAATGAATGAAGCGGTCACTGGGCTCCAGCTGTGCCGGCAATTATAGCCGCCGCCGCTGGTGATCACTGGGAGACCTTGTCCATTGTTCAGCTGACTCATTTGAGCACTGGTCACCACCTTGTTAACCAGAGGTTTACAGAAGGCTCTGGTGATTCCGTCCTGTGGTCCCGTGTATAAATAATGATCGAGCTCAGCAGCCACAGCAGCAGCCGCTGAGATTGAGCGCCCATATTGTGAGATCGCTGTCTTGACCTCTGTGAGCTGGCGCCCTGTGCTTCGTGTGAGTGTCAGATTGAGATCACTCATAATGATCTCAGCTGGCACACCAACAGAGATTGAGGTGAGCGCACTCCTCACCGCTTTCTTAGTATCTGGGAGGATTACATCCTCGAAGACCTGAGAAGTGATTTGAGCTTGAATGGTGTCAAGCTCTGGAATTGAGTTGAGGTCAAGATTGGGTTCAATCGTTTGAAGCCCTCTCAACGCCGCCTCTCTGATCCTCTCCTGACTCTCAACGAACTCATCAACAGCTAACCCCATGCCGCCTCTCATGATAAAATCCATGAGCTGCTGATCATCGAGTTGAAGCAAGAGTTGAGGGTCTTGGGAGGATATCGCGAGTTCCATTAAATCAAGGAGATCGCGCCGCGCTGAGCTCATCGCTTTTTCAAACGAACGCTCAGCCGATACTTCAGCAATGAGCTGATCGCGTTTAGCTCGAGTGAGTTGAGCCAGAGGACCACGCCGCCCTTTAACCTGTCGTGACAGATCATCTATAGCTTTGCGGTCAGCATCCTCTGATAACAATGTGGGCTGAGTAGCTCCACAAGTGCACTCACTGAGCATCAACATGGATCAGGTCAAGCAGTCAGTCACAACGTGACCAAGCGTTGAATCAATCGCTTGAACCGCGTGGACTTCTTCAGCGTAGACATAGCGGCGTGTCTTATCGAGGCTGTCATATTGACCGGCCACCATGCTGCCAAACTGGAAGTTGAGCGCCGCTACTGGCATGCCCTTGACGTTGCCACTCTTCTGGACGATTGCGTCAGAGCCCTTGAGGATCCCCATGAAGATGCTCTCACCGTTCCAGATGTAAGCTTCAGAGCTAGTCGCGCCGGGAACCGCGTTATCTTGGCGAGCTTGGCCAACGTAAACATTTGGAATTCCAAGCACATCACGAAGCACAGAGAGAACAGCCTCATCATTAAGGATGCGGTTGCCGCTTGCGAGCCCGTTGGAGGTTGACCCCACATAGCCTCTTATCTCTGGGTTACGCGCTAACTGTCGGAAGACATCGCGCCCAAAGATGAGGCTGTCTGGGTTGATCCCATGAGCAGCAGCAAAGACAGTATCCTTAAGCTCATGAAGGAAGGTGAGCGGCTCAGCACCAGCAGCATCAAATTTAGTACCCGGTGTTGAGGTGGCGAACGCCGTTGAGTCAAAGAGGACATCAGCGAAGCGCTTCTCTCTTGCGAGCTTCATCACTCGTGCCACCTTGCGAGCAATGCGCTGTTCTTCACTCCCCGGATATTGAGAGTCAAGGATATCCTCCATCGCGATGGAGTCCTGAGCGCCATAGATCTTGGCCTTGAAGGTTGTGCTTGAGCGGTCGAATCCACCGATTGAAGTTCGTGAAGAACCGGGAGCGCGCTCGAGGTCAAGCCCTGCACCAGCGCCCATGAAGTTGCGAGTCTCTTCAAGAAGAAGAGTCCCTGAGCGCTCAGGGATGGTGATGTTTTCGCAGATCTTATCAGCAATGAGCTGATCATCACTAGGTACCGCCTCAACGACAAGGCTGGTTAAGATCTGGTCTACAGGATGAAGGTTAGAATATGAGCTGGCCATTGTTACCTCTTAAGTGTTGAGCGTGTTTGGCCCAGTGAAGAGAACCTTAATCTGGTCTCCAGCGCTGGCGCTAACTTGGTGGATGTTGGGGAGCACTCGAGCAATCTGATAAAATGTGGTGTCTCCCGCCTCGCAAGGCTGAACCTTTCCATCAGCAGCCGCCGCGAGAAGGGGAGTGGAGTTAAAGGTGATTGGCTCTGAAGCAATCACGCGGGTCACTCCGTGAATCATCACCTCAACAGACTCACCACTAGCACAAGCACGCTGAGCTACTCCGACAACCTTGGCGTCAGTGGCCGCGTCAGTGATTACGATCTTTCCATCATTGGTAGGTGAGTTGAGTGAAACAATCGCATACTCAGTGATTGCCTCAGCAGCGACAAAGCTTAAGATATTGTCAGTGTTGGCCATGATCAGCCTCCAAATGCTTTAGTGTAGAAGTCAGGGTTTGAAGTACGGAATTGATTGAGCGCCTCGCTGTAAGAGATGCTCTTCTCAGCGGCTAGCTTTTTAATCTCTGCGTCGAGTGATTGGCGGTTGATCTCTCGACCGCTTGCACCATGACCAACCTCTTGAAGAGGTACTGCCGCGCCAGCTGGACGCTCGCTGAACATCTGCCAGAACTCTGGTTGAACCTCTCTGAGCTCCCAAGCTTTGCCAGCGACGTTCTCTTGACTTGGCTCAATGCGACCATCACGAAGAAGAGCGCTGACCGCTTCGCGCTTTTCGATCTCGCGCTTCTCTTGCTCGATGGTCTCAAGGCGTTTAGCCATTTGCTCATTTTTCTCGCGAAGAGCGTTGAACTCAGAGAGCAGCTCAGGGCTCACAGTCTCACTCATCTTGTAGTGATCTTTCTTATCTTCAGCCATCTTCTTCTCTTTGTCTTCGTCTTCGCCCATCTTCTCTTCTTTGTCTTTGTCGTGCTCTTCGAGCGCTTCACTGTCAGCAGAGATTTTGGATTCAGCGTCTTTCTTCATGTCTTTGATCTGGTCTTCGAGTCGCTTGACCATCTCATCTTTGGCGATGAGCATTTCACGAAGCTCATCAAGATCCATGTTGGCAAGGTCCATATCTTCAAACCTTTCATTGAGGGTTACTCTGTCAATTTTAGAGTGTGATTGAGCTGGTCTGGGTGTGAGGGTGACCGCCAATAACTGAGCGGTTCCAATGTGACTTCCTCCAGCTCTGTCAAATACATCCCCAGCGAGAAACTCAGGGGAGCTCCACAGGACTCCACCGGCCTCAGAGACCACGTTCAAGCCGCGCTCATTATAAGCAGGGATTGCATAAAGGCCATCTTCTCTCAGCTCAAGATCAGCGATGAGCCCCAGAGCGTTGCCGCTCTCTGGTGGAGCTGGTGGACCATCTTGATAGGGAGAGGTGGCATGCTGCCAATCAATCACCACAGGGTCTTCAGCGCGGCGAGCGTTAAACACTCGAACCATTTCACTGAGCATCTCCATAGTGATCTCTTTGCCGATATCCTGACCGCTCATTCTAGAGCTGACCTGACCAAGAGACAGCGTCTTGAAAGGCCGGCCAATTGTGAGGCCATCAGGAATATCATAAGTGTGTTGAGCTGAGAGCGCTTCAGAGTATGCCCTGAGCGCTTGCGCTTTTTTGTCAGCGGCGTTCATTTGGTTAACTACCTTTCGAGCCCAAGCAAAGCCAGCGTCACCGCCCCAACCTTGCCAAGCTTGCCAGCCCTTTCCTTGAGAGTCCCAAGTTGAGCCTTGCTTGTCAGATTGGTGACGTGTGAAATAGGCGAGCATTCGGCGCACTGTATCGGGGCTCATCTTTCGACCGTTGGCGAGGTCTCGAGCTCGAGAGATGCCCACTGAGGTCATACCTCGCTGGGAGATGGGCTTGCTCTCTCTCACCTCAAGCGCTCGCCTTCCAGCCTCTTGCGCTCCTTTGGGGGGAGTGAAATCAATGTGATCGTATCGCTTCAGATTCAGCTCAGTCTTCTTCTCAGCTGCTGGCTTGGAAGGGTGACCATCAGGCAACAGATCAAGGTCACCGGTGTAAGCTTTCTTCCGCTCACCCTTGCCCACCAGTTTAAGGAACGCTCGAACGCGAGCCAGCGCCCAACCGTTCCGAGTCATACCAGGCCGGTGACTAACAGAGAAAGCGCCAGCGCCACGACGATAAACAGCTTTAAGCTGACCCATATTAACTTGGCGCTGAGCGTTCGTGTACCGTTCATTGTGGCTATCCCTCATATTCTCAAGAGCCTTCTGCGCTCGCTCACCAATCTCAATGCCGCCGCGTGAGCCGCTGGCTGATCCTTCAGGATTGGCCTTGCTTCCTCTGATGCGCTCTTGAGGCTTGGCCGGTGTTTGGGCCTTGGTCCTCTTCTTGATCGCCTTAACCATTACGCCGCCTCCTAATCAGAGTCTCAGCAAGAGCAGACACACCACCACCAGCAGAAGGAACGCGCGCCGCCGGCGCTCGCTGAGCATCCTCTGGCAAATCACCGGCACCAATCTTGGCTCTGATCACGCGCTCCAGCTCATCGTCTGGAGTGATGAGGCCAGCTGTGACCAAGTTGGGCAGAGTCATGAGGGACTCAGCCAGCTCATCAGTATCAAGGCCAGTGTGAGTGAGGCGAGGAAGTTTAGAAGGGTCCACCGCTCCATAGTTCCAACGAATGAGCCGGCCAATCGTGCCGCCGCCTCTACGGTCAGGACCGCTCACCTGAGCAGCCACCAAGTCACAAAGGTTAATTGCAGCTCGCCTAAATACCGAGAGGTGAATTTCTCCCACTGATCGAGCGCCGGTTTCAGTCTGGCCCAAATCAGCGAACTGAGCGAGGAAGGCCGCTGCAATCTGGCTATCACATTTAGCAATGATATTGATTGGGCCATCAGCATAAAGATTAGGCTGAGCCGCATAAGTCTCAAATTTAACCGCTGAGTTCTCAACAAGGTAGCTCTGCTCTGATGA